AGTGGTGGGCCGCCAAGCAGGCGCGCGCCCAGAAGGGGTGTCTGGCGAGGACGTGAAGCAGGCTGTCATTGGTGCCGCTACTATCGCGCCTGTGTTTGGCGGCGTTAGCGGGGCCGCTGGTTCCAGGATGCGCCCCGCGTCTCCAGAGGTGGCCCCGGCTACCGAAGAGTCTGTCACCCCCGTCACCGAGGGGGCGGTCGTCCCAACCGAAGAGGTTGCCGCCGCCGCAGACTACATACCCCGCCCCTCCCCCAGGGAGCAGGTCGAAGCGGACACTGACGTGGCAGTTCGCCGCGTTGAGGCTGACCGAGCACTAGCTGAGCAGGTCGATGCCGTGCCGACACGGCCCCGCACCGGGGAAGTCGCACCAAGAACAACACAAGCCCAGGCTCAGGCAGAGTTAGACCAAGCAGATGTCGACGTTGACACAACCGCGTCAGACCCGTCTGCGTCGCTGGCAGATATCGTTGAGAAGCAGGCTCGCACCGCAGGCCTTCACTCTGATGCCAACAACGCATCGAATGAGGACACAGAGGCCTTCCTTGGGGAGCTTGGCTACGACAGTGGCCAGATTAAGAGCATAATGAGCCAAGAAAGGGTGCCTGTGTCACAGGCGCTGGCCGAACTGCAAACTAGGGACCTGCACACTCGCACACCAGACGACTTTACGGCCAAGACCACAGACCCCTTCGATGCGATGCTCGATGACATCATCGCCACTGGGCGTAACGCTGACCACGTTGAGAAGCTCGCCTTTGGGCACGCAAAGATTCAGCACCGTAGGGTCTATAAGAATCTACTCCAGCAGTACGACAAGGCCGAGACGCAGGAGGAGAGAAACAGTCTCTCTAGGAAGATAGACAATGTCAGGGAGGCGTCAGGAAAGATAGCCGAGGCAAACGCCTTGGCTCAGCGCGCCTGGGGCTTGGCTGGCAGGTACAGCCAGTTCTTCTTGGACAAGGACCTTACCATTGTCGAAGCCCTTGCGAAGGCTAAGGTCGACAACAAGGGCCTTGGTCTGAGCGCTGGTCAGCGAGCCTTCATCGAGAAGGAGTACGCAGTCTCGGACAAACTGGAGGCGAGAGCAAAGCCAATACGGCAGGCAGCCGTCAAGAAGATGCGCGCCCTGAGTCGAGTCATTAGGAGGCTTGAGGGCAAGGCATCCCCAACCAAGAGGGACGCTAAGCTGCTCAAGGAGGCGAAGAAGCGCTATGACAGGGCTGAGGGCACTGTCATGATTGCAGACCATGACGTCCGTGCGGCCAAGTCTATCCGTCTGAACGCAATCGACAGGTCTCAGACTGGGGCCGTATTGAGTGTGATCGACGACACCTTCGACGCCTCAAGGGCATTGCGTTCCTCTGGCGAGGACAGTTCGCTTGGCCGTCAGGGCATGAACCTTCTTGCCCGGTCCCTGTTTACAAAAGAGCAGGCCTGGATCAAGACCATTCCCCCAGCGCTTAAGATATTAGCCGCCGCAGTCGTCAACAACCCTGCGGGCAGGGCGCGGGCAAAGAGGCTCCAGCAAGAGTTGGTCAACCAGCCGTATCAGGCGGTGTACGACCTTGTTGGCGGAGAGATTGCAGATGTTGAGGGCGTTGGCGGGAGACACGGGGGAACCCTTGATGCAAGGCAAGAGGAGTTCGCCACCAACCTGTTCAACCGAATGGAGGGCTTCAATGTCCCCTTCGTGGGCAGAGTAGAGCCGGGGAGGCGCCTTGGATCTCAGCTTGTGGAGCCTAGCCAAAACGCATACGCGCTAACGCTCAACATGCTCCGAAGGGACTTCTTCGACAGAGCGCTAAAGAAGCGCCTAGACTTCTCGAACATCCCGACAGACCTTAGCGCAACTGAGCTTGTTAAAGCCGTAAAGGCCGACCCGCAGTTACTTGCTGATCTTGAATCAGACGCCTACATGACCAACGTGTTTACTGGCCGTGGTGACTGGAGGATAGGCACCGATGTAGGCAGCAAAGGCAAAGGCACCAAGGACATCGCAGCACGGCTCTCTAGGCGGTTGATGTACGCGCCTCGGTACATGATGAGCATCATAGAGAACAGCCTGCGCACGATCCCGTCTGCCGCCCTTACGGGCCTTCTCACGAGGCGAAGCTGGACAAAGCCCCTACGACCTAGCAACTACCCGGAGTGGTTCAAGGGGATGAAGAACCGTGAGTACGACCCTAAGGTGCTCCCTTTGCTGATGGCCGGTGTTGGCCCCTTTGAGAACGTCAGCGACTACCAAAGAGGTCAGCTTATGGGAGAGGCCGTTTTTGAGACAGCTTGGCTGGCCTCGATCGCGGGCCTTGCGATGATTGGCTTCGGTGACGATGACGACGAAGTCTCTTGGTGGGAGAGGCTTAGGAGGTTCAACGACCCTAGCGACGCTGACTACCACAAGGTAGTCGCTGGCGACTACCACGTCTCCCTTGAGGGGGGCAGAGGTGCCACCACTAGGCACCTCATGCCGTATAAGCTCACTCAGTCCGAGTCAGACGACATCGCCAGCGTGAGCGGTGACGTTGACTGGAGTCGCAGGATCGGCAGGCTCCTGAGAAACAAGACGCATCCCTTCGTCTCTTCTGCTATCTCTGCGGTGGCGAACGAGGACTACCTCGGCAACCAAGTGACAGACATGGAGTGGGAAGAGGCCAAAGAGGACGTCTACGACCTTATGACCCACATAGGCCAGCGCTCCATCCCTGTTGCGCTTGCGTTTACTCCGATCATCTCAGAGTCCATGGGGAGCGCTCTCGGCGAGGGCATGGCAGAGACAGGCATCCCAGGGGTGATACCCCCCGACCCAAGCATGGCAGACCCTGACGCGCCGAGCCTACTTAACAGGCTCCTGATCACTGGCGGCACCAACATGTTTGGCATCGGCGCTCAGTATTACGACTCCGAAAGTGGAGACGCCAAACTTCCACCAGAACTCAGGAAGCTCCTCAGGAGCGCTGACCCGGCACGAGCGCTAAGACCACCATCCCTGCCATAGAAGATCACCATGCAAGTCACCAAACACTTCAAGCTCAGCGAGTTCGCCTGCAAGGACGGCACCCAGGTGCCTGAGAAATACCAGGGCAACGTCGCAGCACTGTGCCTAGCACTTGAACACCTCCGCGAGCGCTTGGGTTCGCCCGTAGTCATCATCTCTGGCTACCGCACCAAAGAATACAACCGCAGAGTGGGCGGTGCGTCCAAGTCCAAGCACCTCACGGCATCGGCGGCTGACGTCCGCCTAAGCGGTAAGTCACCGGCAGAAGTGTCGACCTGCCTCGAAGAACTCATCGCCGAGGGCACCATCCCGCAGGGCGGTATCGGTGTTTATCCCAGCCAGAACTTCACGCACTATGACATCCGCCTCACCAAGGCGAGATGGGATGGCTAGAGTGGGAACAGCACGAGATAGTGACGAGGTAGGCGAAAGCCTGTTAGGGTTTGCACCAGCCAGCACACGGCTAGAGGCAACCGTATGAAGCAGTTCGTGGTCATGTTTATCCTAATGATGTTCGCCGGTTGTGGCAGCAGCTACCATCTCAAGACCGGCGGGTGGAAGCTCGGCAAGGTGGAAGGTGAGGGCACGTGCCTGGTTGTGCATGGCGACTCAGACCCAGAGGTGGTGCGAGTGTGCATCGCTAAGCCAGAGGCCTTTAAGCTCAGCACTGCCGTGCTCAAGGAGCATTGCAATGGCGCTGACTGATAGCGACAAGGACTTCCTTCGCATCCCCGTCGTCACGTCAGCCTTTCTCGATGTGCTGGGTAAGACGAGCGGCATCGAGACATTCAGTGCTGCCGCTGGCGCCATCAAGGTGGTGCCTGTTGAGATGATTGCCGAGGCCCTTGCAGCCCTCCGCACCGATGAGGTGTTCATTGAGGCTGGCTCGATGGAGATTGGTGACGGCGTCGAGATTGAACTCTACGAAGAGGAGGACTAGATGTCCGCCAAAGTACACTCAAAGCCTATCGACACACCCGAGACCACGGTGGTGGCCGCAGCCCTAGTGGCGTGTGCCCTTCACCTGGCAGGCGCTGTCGACCTAGACCCCGTTGACCTAGGCGTGGCGATTGGTGCGTGCCTTACGCCCATCGCCATGTTCGTGGTGCGCATTGTCATAGCAGCAGCTAACCGCGTTGAAGAGGCCGTGGTGGCTGAAGAGGAAGGCGAAGAGTCATGAGTGTCGGTGACTGGGCAAAGAACAACGTGGTCGCTCTTGCGACTTGGGCTGGTGTTGCGCTTTCGCTTGTGGCTACAGCGGGGGCCAACGTGGCCATCTCGCAAGATACACAGTCCGAACTCGTCGAGACCGTAGCCGAACACGAGGACGACATCGTCAAGCTTGAGTCGGAGGTCCGCTCCATCCGAGAGCAGCAAGCCCGCCTCGTCAAGGTTGCCGAGAAGACAGAAAGTGTTCTGTCAGAGCTTGATAAGACCACCGCCGAGCTTAAGGTGATGGTCCAGGCCATGCGGCCGTAGTGTGTCAGACACTAAGTGGAACTCGAAGGAGGTCTTCGGGGATACCCAGGACATCATCGTGGACGCCATCCTGACCCACCCCCCTTGCACGTTCATCATCATCGGTGAAGAGCGCGACCCAGACATAGGGGAGACATACGCCAAGTTCATTGTCCCCCAATGGGGTGAGGCATGAGGCTCGCCGAGAACGAGCGCACACTGTGCGACAAGGTCATGCCAGGCGTGCTGTTCCTCTTGTCCGTTCTCTACGTGGGGATGATGGTCCAGTTCTGCTCACCCAGGGAGCAGCCTATGACGTGGCATGAGCGCTACGTTAAGGACAGCTGTGAGCGTTGCGAGCGTGACGGCAACGAGTGCTGCGTCTACATTCCAGAGGGCCCTTAAAAGGGCCCCCAGCGGGGGTGTCGATGAGACTGGAGCCTCAACATTATGTGGTAGTCCCGCCAGGGGCCGCCAGGTGCTCAGTCTACCACTGGATGTTGTCATCCTTGTAAGGGTTTGAACTCGGCCCAGTCTGCCCTGTCTGAGGGGCGTTCTGCTTACGAGAGCCACAGAACTCGAAGCGGTAGGCGCGGATGTAGACCTTCTTGCGCTTGTTACCGTCCTTATCTGTGTACTCATCGCACTTGATAGACCCCTCGATGAACACCTCGTCACCCTTATCCTGGGTGCAGATAAGCTCAGCCTGCTTGTCCCATAGGGTGATGCTGTGCCAGTCGGTGGTCTTCTCACCCTTGGCAAAGCCTGACGTGGCGAGTGATACCTCTACCACTGGCGTGTTGTTGGTGCCGACTCGGCGAAGCTCAGGCTTGGACCCAAGACGCCCCTTTAAAATCACGATGTTAGCCACTTAGCTCTCCTTTGTAGTGTCGCCTTCTTGCGACGTATCTGAATCCTCAACTCTCTCTCCCAGCAGGGCTCACAGCGAGCCCATCCGGGTCGCACGTACTGCTTGCAGTCCATGCATCGCGTTAGATGTCCTGCACCCCTTGCTTCTTGAGCCAGTCCGTTATGATGGCTCGGCCCAGTCCGCTCGGTGTCATGCGCGCACCCAGAGTCCCCGGCTGCCTGTTGAACTCCAGGCAGTAGACCTCCACTGCCTCCTTCAGGTACTGCGGTATGCGCAAAGCGAGCACCACGCTCTCTGTTGGTGTTGGTTTCTTCGCCATCACTGCTCCTTCTTCCAGCTGTTAAATCCATTTCGACCTGCCTCTGTCCTGAGGTTCGCCAGCACCTTGCGTCTGTCATCGTTATCCATCCCGCTCGGCCTCGGCCTGCCCTTGGTCTTGAGGAACTCACACAGGCTGTAGTAGTCGATGTCCAACTCCATCGAGATGATGGCGCAGAAGCGGCCCCTATCCTCCTGCCATGAGGGGTGGTGCTTACCCTTCCGCTCTTCCTCTTCGAGTCGCGCCGTCTCCTCAGGGGTGCGGACCTTAGCCTGCACCCCACTATCAAAAGGGACGTCGTCGAATGCCTCCTTCTTGACGTCAGGTGCCGTCCACCCTCCCTTGCCTTCCTTGCTGAATGACCGACCAGTAGACTCCATGGCAGCGTTGCCGTCGTCGTCCTTGGTGTCACACAGGGCGAACAAACCCGCCAGACCGTAGCGTCGAGCGTAGGTCTTCGCTGACCCCTGCCCTTGGCTGTCGTTCTTGCCGAACAGCAGCCTGACTCTGGTCTCGATGGACTGACCGCTCTCAGCGTGTGCCAGGGTGGTCACCTCGAAGCTAGCGCCATCCTCCTCGACCTGATGGTGCCAGAACACGAGGCCATGCTTGTTGCACGCCCTCGCCACGCTGGTTAGGTCTTCGAGGGTGATGTACTTGGACCTGAAGTGAGGGTTGTTCCCTCCCTTGTCGACCCTTGGGTTGGTTGATTGAAAGGCCAACATGGCCTTGAATAGTTCCGGCCCTGCGTTACTCATCACTTCCTCCGCGTGTGCGTGGCGTCTACCCACTCGATGGTGACCACGGGCTCTCCGCGCTCATCAATCAGTGGCGTTGCTGTCTCTGCCCACTCAAGTAGAGCATCCTTGTCCACCCGATAGGCCACCTCCTCGACCTTGACGTCGTCAGGTAGCAGGTGCTCGTTACGCTTGGACCATACCGGCTTGGGGTACGTCTCCTTCTGTACCAGCCATGCCTTCGACCCATCGGGGAGCTTCATCGCCTTACCCGCCTCGTCGCCCAGGGTGGCCTGCCTACTGTGGAAGATGGAGATGCCCAACTCCTTGCACCTCTCGATGGTCCGCTGGTTGGCCTTGATAGCCTTCTGAAACGTGACCACCTGTGCCTTGAGCGCCTCGATGTCCTGCTCGGCCCGCTTCTTAGCGAAGTCAATCCGCAGGTACTTCTCCGAGAGGTCACCCTCGTGCTGCTCCAGGGCGTCACGTACAGACTTGGCAGCCTCGGCCACCTCATCAGTGAGCCCCTCCTCAGCCTCACGCTGGAACAGCTCAGCCATCTGCATGGCGATGAACTCCCCCTCTCTCATCAGGTCATAGGTTGTCTTACTCATAGTGTCCCTCCCCCACTCGTCGCAGGTGGTAGGCCCAGAAGGCCTCCACCTCGTCACCCTTGGTTGATACAATCGGCGCGCCTGCGACCCTGCTCTGGGCGTATTCCCAGGTGGCCTCAGCCCGTCCGAACTCGTAGCCGTTACGCCACACCTGTTCCTCCTTAGTAGCCCTCATCGATAGCCTCCTGCCGTATCTCCTTGATGACCGCGAGGCACCCCTCAATCTCCTCGATGTCGCTCTCCATCTCGCTCGGTATGTTGGACGTGATGGGCTCGCTCAGCACCGCGTGACACAGGTTCTCTAAGCTAGAGAACTGTCGCCGGTATCGGGCCAGCCTCAGGCCCTTGGCAGACAGACGCATCTCTTGCCTATTCATCGCCGCCCCCTGCGACCTCAATGGCCGCGTCGAGGCGGCCAACCATCGAGATATAACCCGCTAGGCCTAGCCGCTCGTCACTGAGGTTGGCGCGAGCCTCAATAAGGGCGGCCAGCAGCAGTGGCGCAGCCGTCATTAACCGCGCGTTGGCCTCGGCGGGCAGCGTGCCCGTGTACTCAGAAGAAGCGTGGATAGTGGCCAGCTCAGCCACCCCCGCAGGGTTGCCCCCTGACGCTATCTCGATGTCACCACCACCGCAAACCCTAGCCGCCCAGGACCACTCCCCTTGTGTGTGCTTACTCATCGCCGCCCCCTGCGGCGTCAACCAAAGCCGCCAGCGACTGAGGAACGCACCCGTTCAGGTCGGTCCACAGGGTGGTGGTGCCCTCTATCTCGCTCTTAAGCTTGGCCCACTTGTAGGCTGCAAAGTCGTTGTCGCCCTCCCGCCAGTGCGCGACTATCACCGCGAACGCCCTCGATATGTCGTCGATACTCATTGTCAGCTCTCCTTTTCTCTAATGGGTTGTGAACGCTTAGCACGGGTGTGCTTCTCTGTCAACTGTGTTTACTGAGACTTGATATTAGCTCATCCACCCGCTCAGCTGCCTCTGGCTCGTCTGCCTCCTCCAAGCGTGACTCGATGTCCTCAAGGTCGCCGATGATTTTCCCCATGTGCTCCTCCCTCCACCGCTCTTGCGCCTCCTCTCGGTCGCAGCCTGCCTTGGTGGGCCTGTCGTCATCGTAGTCAGGCTCAGCATGGCGCTCAGCGTGTGCCCTGGCACCGTCAACGGTGCTCGTTTGGTAGTCGCGCCTACTCATCGCCGAACTCGAACGTGTCCAGCCACTTGAACGCGCCGCGCATGCTTCGCAGCCCGTGAAGTGTGGCGTAGTGGTGGGGGTAAAGCCGCACGCTGGTACCTGCCCTCATCCAGTCGATGGCGAGCCGCTTCCTCCACTCCTCGCCGACTGCGTCAGCGTACACGCGCAGGGTGGCAAGTTGCTCGGTGTTGATGTGCCTACTCATCTCATCCCCCTCTAGTTAGCGTAAGAGTTACCCTCAGTGTCCTCGAACCATCCGTGTGCACCTTGCACCTCGAACTCGACCGGAGCCTCAGAACCGCCGCACCCGAAGGGCTCTTCGATATCCTCAAACTCGACTTCAATACCTCTGCACAGGTCGACAACCTCAAGGTTGTCCCTGGCCACCTTCAGCGCATGCTCTGCTGAGGAGCAACCCGACACCGTGACGTGCACCTCCATGCTCACAGTGATGAATACCTCGTGTGTCTCTTCGCTCATCTCATCCCCCTTGGATTGCCATAGCAATCAGTGTCACGTAAGTGCTTATAAGTATTAGCGTTAGCGCGTGGTTGTGAATCATGCCCAGTCCTCCTCGCCATTCGTGACGGCGTCCAAGTGCTCGCGCTCCTCGTCAGGGAAACCGTAGGCCTTCGCCCCATCGGGCGAGTCCTGCCAATCGGGGCTGAAGCCCGGCAGCATAGGCGCTCGGAATCGGAGCCAGTGCTCGATTGAAGCAGCGACCTCCACTAGGCCTCGCTCGGGGTCGATTTTCTGCCACGTTCGAGCCTTGCGCGCCACATTGTTAGCAAGCTCTCGAAGTAGCGAGTTCGTGTCTGCCATGCTGTCCTCTCGTTGTGGGTTGTGGGTTGGTTACTGGAAGGCGCCCAGTAGAACCGGCCCGTCCGTCAGGACCGACCACTCGCCCGGGGATTCGGGCATCATGTCGCCATGTTGAGCGTCGAGCGTCGAGCGCTCGTCTCTCGTTGGCACCCGGAACCCGTGGCTCCGAGGGTTGGCGCGTATCATGTCGATGGGGGACCATGGCCGATTCCATGCCCCGACCATCAGCTGGCCCTGGCCTAGCGGTGAGAATATCGCAACCGTTCGCTGGTTCATCGTTCTGTCCTCTTTTGGGTTAGTTGGGTTTAGGTTGTCTAGTGCTGTTTCAGGTGCACGTGTGTTTGTCCCTTGTCGAAGCATCCACCTTTCCCACATCGGGTGGCGCATGCCCCCTTGTCTTGCTCCCATGTCTTGGCGCATAGGCTGCGCTCGTTACCTGTCAAGGTGGTGAAGGCCTTGTCGTCTCCGAAGAACATCGTTGACCAGCCTTCAGCGTCTAGGCCGGCTTGCTCCTCTCTAGTCGTCGTCACGTCTGTAGACGCTTGTATCCTGGCGTTCGGAAACTCGCGCATGATGGCCACGATTAGCGGACGCATGCGCCTACTTCGCCAAGCTCTAGTAGGTATCCAAAACAAGCGGTCAGGGTTCTCCGTCAGTAGGTCGCGGACCCTGATGATATCGGAAGGGTCGCGGAAGGTTTCGCCGCGCGACATGAGACGTACTCGGTCGGTTTGGCGCTTGTGTTTCCTGTCGAGCGTAGCGCGGAGCGCCTTGCCTGTTAGGCCTTGCCATGAACGCTCGTTGCGCACGTCTTTTGCGTCGATTCCGCGCTTGTACATCTTCATGAACTTGAGGTTGAAGCACTTGTCGCAAGGCTCCGTTTTCCATACACACGAGCCTTTGGCGATGACCTTGCCACCGTCGTCTCGGATAGTGTTGATAGGCCGGTCGATTGCGAACATATCTAGGTCTTTGCAGTATCTGTGTTCTACATTCATTGGGTAGCGACTCCCTTGTTGGGTTATGGGGTTAGGGTCGGGTTAGCGGTAGGAGTGCATCGAGACAACCCTGTGTTCCGGGTCTCGACTCTGGCACGCCTTCATAGAGTGAGTGCCACTCTCGCGCCAACTCTCCTAGTAACCTCGGGTGACTCTTGGCGTAGGACTCCAGGGCCTCGCCAGCCTGTGACGCTCGCTCGGTCACTGCGTACTGACCGGCGCCTAGATAGGTGCGTCCGTTGAAGTAGGCGCGCATGGCGCGCCGGATTGCTTGTCTCATGCTGTCCTCTTGTTTTGCTTTTGAATGGCACGGGCCCACTCTTTAATGCTGACCGTGTCGTAGGTAAGCGTTCTGGCGTGCTTCAGCTCCAGGTGAGGAGCTAGAGCCTCATGGATGGCTTGACCCTTGAAGTATAGGCGTTTGCGCCCACTTGCGTTTGTGGCATGGGGAACCTTCATTGCGCGCATGTTATGCGAGCGCTTGACTGTCCACCCGTTCGCTTCGAGATGGTCCATGATGATTGAGTGAGCTTGTTTGTAGGTCATGCTGTCCTCTCTTGGTTAGTGGGTCGGTTCAATGGGTTCGTCAACATCGCCCTGGTCGTAGCCGTCGAGTATCTCGCGCCGATACTTCTTGCGCGCCTCTGGCCAACACTCATAGCATCGCTTGTCTAGCGGGATTCCCCTGACATCGTAGCGCCAGCTGGGCGGTTTGCTGCTCCCACACTTGCACTTACGCATGGTCGCACCAGTCGCACGTGGTATCGGTGCAGGGCTCAGCCTGCTCACAGTACTCGGCCACGGCTTCGGCTAGGTCCGATAGGTCAAAACACACCCGCTGATGTAGTGCGCCGTTATCGAATGACCAGCCCTTAGGGGCTGTTACCGTCATCTCATACCTGTCCACGATAGGTCGTGGCGCCTTTGTCGCTGCTCTCATGATGTCCTCTTTTGGGTTAGTGGGTTGGTCCAATCATCCAGACAAGGCGCTGCAATTGGGTGTCATCCGACAGGCATGGGACACGGTCGACGCCATCTTCGCGCAATGCGTCCCCGATACATGACGCGCTGAGTGTCAGAACGCCATCCGAATCGAGATATGAGAGCAAGTGCTCCGATACGTTGTATCGGTCTCCAACCCATTGCAGCGCCTTTATTTCGTCGGCGGTAGGTCGGTAGAGCATGCCGCCTGAATAGACTGTCTGCTCTAGGGTGGTCTCAAGGTCGTCTAGGCTCATCGCCTCGATGCCTTTACTCGTGTGAATCATGCCAGCTCTCGTTGGGTTGGTTATGGGTTATGGGTTGTCTGATTAGCAGAGATTCGAGAGACCATAGCGGTCTGTGGGTTGTGGGTTCCTATCCGAGTACGTGCCTCGCGTCCTCGATGTCGTAACAGTACGTGTTGAACTTCTCGCCAGTCTGCAGCTTAACAGCCACGACGGGGAACTCGTCACCGTGTCTAGGGTGCTCATAGAGAGCATAGCCCCTGGCGATACCAATCCTGGTAGCCGTTGACGTGTCGAAATCCTTAAATACGTTGAGTCTATCCATGGTTCCCTCCTAAAGGGTGCCATGGTCCCTCGAATCTCTGCTATTCAGTTGTCAGTCTGACTAAGCCAGTATCGCCCACCAAGGGTTGTCCATTCCGGGCAGGGTATCACCCCACTTGCAGCCTCCTAAGGGCTCCCGGTTTGGCCGTTGGTGTATCGGCGCTGTCGGCTACGTTGTCAGTCTCTCCGTGTCTCAAGGTCAGTCCCTCTCGACGTCTTAAAGGTCTCACAGTCTGGGTATACGCACAAGCTTATTCGTAAACATTGTGCACTGAGAAGGCTCAAATCAGGGGTAAGGTGTTGATATCATTGCGATTCGGTCATGTCGTTTTTTGGGGTGTTTGGCTGGATCCGGGGTGTGGGTGTCTAGGCTCCCCCCGGATTTCCCCTTTCCAGGTGATTACCTAACGGCCATTAGGTAAACTCGGACCACCTCGCGAGGCGTATACGAATGACGGGCGCGCGCGAGTACGCTGCACACCGTCGTCTGTCAAGGGCAGGCTAGACACGGCGAAGCCTGGAATCTAATGCCGGTTAGGTTCTCCACAATGACGCAGTGGGTCACGCCATAATGACGCAGTGTGTCGACGCCGATTGACGCAGTGTGTCACGAGCTGGGATAGGCTGAAGACGCGGTGACCCCCCGCCCCGGTCGGGGCGTTTGTGGCAATTTGTACGCGCCGGTATTTCCCAACGCCGCACTAAATCTGATCAGCCTCGGTCCACTTCTCCCCGTTGGCCCCAAGGCCAAAAGGGGCATGCAAACCTCTGCATATACAAAACCCTCAAAACGTGCTACAATATTAGTATATGATACATATTAGAGAGTTAGAGGAGCGTAGATTGTACGCTTCGCTAACACTCGGGCCCAACCGGTGGCTTTGGTGGTAGAAGTTTAGATGGCTTCGACGGTTTGCTTTTGGGCAAAGCCGCCGTGTTCGTAGTGGGAGCTTCTCTGGTGGCGTTTCGCCAGAAGTGAAGCGACATCCCCGGAGATGGTTTGATTTGGTAGGAGTTGCCTTGTTGGTGATCTCCGCTATATAGAAGCGCGCAGGCGCGCGCGAGGTGCATGGTTTTGGCAGGACGCTACGACCCCCGACAGTCTGACTTGATGCCGCTGGCCCCTACGCGCGACCCAAGCCGTAGTGAGCTGGAGTGGTTCAGGGCTAACCCTGGGACTGGTGGCTACGCTGCTTCGGATGGCCACGTAGTGGTGAACCCCTTCAACCGCTTGACGCCATTCGAGAACGAGGCTCTCATCCGTAACGAGAGCGCTCGTATCTTTATGCGCGACAACGCCTCTGCCCAGCCGACGGCTCAGAGCTTTGGGCTCACGCCGTCTCAAGCTTCGATGCCTTACGCTGAGTCTCCTCCTCCTATGGAGCCCTCTGCTGCGCTTCGTAGGAGCATGGCGGCTCGCGTATTGACTGGTGACCCCAGCGCGGGTCAACCTACTGCACAGCAAGGCCGGTTCGCTGAAGAGCTTCTGGCTAGGATGATGGCTGCCCGTCAGGCAGCGGCTAAGAGGTAGGTTTTGGCAAAGGCACGACAGCATGCGGCGCTAATGGAGCGCCTGGGCGTATCAGGGTTCAACAAGCCTAAGCGTACGCCTAGCCACCCCACTAAGAGCCACGTCGTGTTGGCCAAGTCAGGTAACGAGATTAAGACCATCCGCTTTGGTGAGCAGGGTGCCGATACTGCTGGTGCTCCCAAGGCTGGTGAGTCTGAGCGCATGAAGAAGAAGAGGGCCTCTTTCAAGGCCCGTCATGGCCGGAACATTGCTAAGGGTAAGATGTCTGCTGCTTACTGGGCAGACAAGATTAAGTGGTAGGAGTTGAGTGATGACACTAGATGATGCCTTAAACCTCGCGGACGCTGTCGCACAGGGCAGGGTTGACTTTTCCCCGTCTTCTGTCCTCAGTGGTGGGCAAAGTCCAAACGACCTCCACCGGGCGCGCACTCTCATCATGAACGAGTTCGCACAGATGAGCGAATACCCCTACCCGGGAGACACGCGGCTTGCTGACAACATGGATAGGGCAATAGCTGACCTTAGTCAGGCGGACTACGACCTTAATCGTGCCATCCAGACCTATGACCCCAGCGGCCCTGTGCGTGGGTATAACCGACAGCTCGATATGGACGCCGCGCGCGGGCGCAGAAGGCCTGCGCCGACGCCAAGAACACCCCCAGGACCACCGCCTGAAACGGGCATGTACGACCGCCTGGGTCGCCGCTACAACCCCAGCTTTAGAGGCTCCCGGACCTTCCATGGCACTCTCCCGCAGGCTACCGAGGCGGCACTGCGCCACCCCATTCTAGGCAAGGGAATGTCACGCGCCGCTAGGCAGGCAGCCCGCATGACAGCCGCTAAGGGCATCCTTGGCTCTCTGCCCGGTGTCGGCCCGCTGGCTGACTACGCACTAGACACGGAGTCTCGTAGTCCTACTCAGTTCCTCCGCGGCCAGGAGGAGGACATCACTCAGATGGTCCCAGGGACTGTAAGCCCCTCAGAGCTTCCGCCTCCAGCGGTACTCTCGCCTGACCGCCTCAAAGCGGTCGAGGCTACGCAGGGCTTGGTGGGTGTTGCGCAGGACTTCGAGTCAGGTGTTGTCACCGAGCAAGAAGTAAGAGCCTACGTGGCCAACAAGTTCGCCAAGGGAGACAAGCTCCCAGCATGGGCGGAGAAGATCACATCAATGAAAGGTGGCAGGCTCTCCATTAAGCCAGTCAACCCGCGTGCAAAAGCGCGGCAGGAAGCCGCAGCGCCAAGGCCTCACAACCCTCGTATGGGCCAAACTAAGCGTAAACACGGGGGTTATTAACCCCGGCTGAACGGAGTCTTGACATCCCTTGGGGCTTCGTTCAGTCTCTTCTCACCCTCGGAGTAGCTCTCCTTTGGGTTATGGGTTCCATCCCGCTTCATCTGTTGTCACGAGTTGTCACCAGCGGTCGCGGGGTGGTTTTACGTGTCTTTTCTATACAGGGGATTAGTTATGAGTTGGTATATCAAGGAAAATACCGATCGAGACGGGAATGTGGTCGCTTTTGACGTGGGTCATTACACGCCTGTTGACTGTCGTGGTATTTCTGCTGACTTGAGTTTCGAGGTGCTGAAGAGTTTCAGGGCCGAAGACTGTCGCTTCGCTGATCTTGGTTGGAGGGCTAAGGTTAGTATGGCTTTCGAAACGGCAGCGAGTCTTGTGTCTTTTTTGAACGGTGGGCCGACGCCTCCTGAAGACATCCGCTGGAGACGATAGTGGACCCACTGTTTCTACCGCAGAGTGCAAGTGTTGAGCGCGAAGTGCTCGGCTGCTTGCTGCTAGACCCAACAAAAACCCCATCAGTGTCCAGTCGCCTGTCAGAGGATGACTTCTGTAACGACGTCAACAGGTTCATCTGGTCAGGTATGCTGGTCGCTCACGAGCGACATGGCGACTTCGACGGCGTAGTCCTCCAAGAGGTCATGCGAGACCAAGGCTCCTGGGGGAGAGTAGGTGGTGATGACCTAGTCAAGCTCATGGACCGCTCAGGCTCTCTTAGCCACCTACCCTCCTACGTGGACCGTCTCCTTGAGATGACCGCTAGACGACGCATGCAACAGGCTGCTGAACAGCTCTCGTCCATCGCTGTGGATGGGGACCTCAGCCCAGGAGAAGCTCTCTCCGAGGCTGAGGCGTTGGTGGGCCGATTGAGGGAGTCAGGTGAGAATCTAACGGAGGGAGATGATGCGGGGCGCGTAGTCACTGACTACATGAAGATGGTACACGCTATCCAAAGGGGTGAACAGAAGCCGCCACGTATCTCTACAGGCCTATATCCGCTCGATAAGGCCACCGGAGGGGGGTTTAGGCCCGGTTGGCTGGTGCTAGTCATGAGTCTGAACGGCCATGGTAAGACCGCACTGGCTGTAAACGGCTTCGCATGGGCGGTTGCCCACGAGCAGAAGCGCCCTGCACTCATTGTCAGCCTTGAAATGCCCGCTAATCAGATAATCGGGCGTCTTATTGCCGCTGAATCCGGCATACCGGTGCAACTTCACGACCAAGAAGGGCTCGATGAGGACCAGTTAGTGGCCCTTACGCACGCTTCTCACCGTGTTTCAGCCGCCCCGATCAGAGTAGTTGGCCACCAGGCGGCCACTATTGACGGTGTCAGGCAGGCTGCTCGGTCCTATAAGGCCCAAAAAGGGGACCTGGGTATCATCGTTGTGGACTATATCCAGCTAATGCGCTCCCAAAAGCGCAACAGCAACCGCACCGAGGAGCTTGAACAGGTCAGTAGAGGCCTTAAAGAGCTGGCTATGGAGCTGGATTGCGTGGTGATTAGCATCTCTCAGCCTACAATGGCGGCCAAAAGGACCAAAGAACGGCCTACAATCCGCGATTCTAAGGGTTCAGGAGCAATCGATGATGATGCTGATTTGGGTCTTGTGCCTTGGCTGCTACATAATGTTAACGAGAACGCTAGCCCTTGGGAGGCGCAGATTGGCATGGATAAGTTCCGCCATGGCCCCCGTCGCAACCTATATGAGAGCGATATTGAGTGGGATGGCAGTAGAACTCGCTTTATTTCTGGAGGGTTGAGACATCGTGGCTAAATCAAAGAGCAAGTTCCCCCCATGTCCGCCTCCTGCCCACCGAGCACCTAGCCGATGGGTGAGTATTGACCCGGCGAGTGGCAAAAAAGCCACCGCCGTGGTCGTATGGGAGGGAACAGAGCCCGTTGACTACCGAGACGTCGACCATGCCGACTACCTCGCGGTGAGCGGGGTGTCTCTCGATGTGGACCTGATGGTTATGGAGGGTGGTGGCTACGTTGGCGTCAACGCTGCGGCGTCTCTGGGGCTGGCCAGGGTGCGAGAGCGCTTTGCAACTAGCGCTTGGTACGAGGACGTCCCCTACGTGGAGGTGGCACCCACGCACTGGAGGGTTCAGCTTGGATTGCCGTCGCAGCCAAGGTCCCGAGCAGTTGCGGCTGCGCGCGACATGTGTAATATATTGGCTAAACCCAGACATTGTCCGGCCTTACCGCTGGCTCATCTGGCTAAGAATGATGACCGGCGAGCGGCCCTTCTGATTGGTTGGGCATGCTGCCATGCCTGGAACTGGCTGGAGTAACGAAATGATCAAAAAGAAGACCAAGAAAGCGACACCGAAGCCCGTTGTTACCGATGAGGCTAAGGCCATGCTGAACGCCGCGACCCCTCGCAAGAAGCGCGTTGGGGACACCCCGATGACCGTGGTCGCCAAGATCCAAGGGCAGGACCTGGGTAAGGACACCCTTAAGTTCATTGAGAGTGTGTCTAAGTCTTCGGGCATGTCCGTTAAGGACATCATCTGCTGCATGGTTCGCATGTCTAGGAATACTGGCCGGGCCAACGGGCCGCGACACTTTGCTCCTCAGTTGAAGAGGTTCTCTAAATGAGCGTCTTTGCCCCAGAGGGTGGTGGCATCGGCAGCGCTAAGGAAATCTCCTCCAAGGACGTTGTCGTTTACAACGAGGACGCTCGCTCAGGCGGAATCGGCAAGGCGACCCTTGTGGAGGGTCTGATTGCCGTGTGTGTTGTGAGCTGTAAGCAGTCCCTAGATGTTGTCTATTACAACCAGACAGGCATGAGCATCGAGGACGCACTCATCTCGTCGTTCAAGCTCATCGGCATGGAGTTGATGAACCTTGTCGCCATGCTGTCGGGCTACCATGACGCAGCGCTCCGGCCCAAGCACCGCGCCTGCCGTCAGATTGTAGTGAACATGATCGAGCGCATGCAGTCCAACGACATCCAAGAGGATGCCGAGCCAGAAGACCTTGAGCTTTTCGCTAAAGATGCCGTCCGCTTCTTTGAGTGTATGCACGTGTGTATGCTTGAGGGGACAGACCGTAAGAAGCGACACCGCTACAAGAAGAGGTTTTTGGATGGCTAAAGAGCCCGTGCATTACCCTGAGCCCGAAGACGTCATCCTCTCCATTCAGGAGAGGGCAATGAAGAAGCGCATGCTTCGCGTCCTTGAGGCGCTTGAGGCTGGGCACAGCCGACAGTCAGCGGCGTCTATGGCAAACGTGTCACCGCAGACGGTTAAGGTCTGGACCCGCAACGGTCAGAAGAATATGACGCACGCGCTGTACCCGTGGTTCTACCATGAGGTGAGTCGGTCAGAGGGAGCCGGTGAGTCTCTCTTCGCTGACATTGTCATCCGAGAGGCTACGGAGAAACACAACTGGCGCGCTGCCATGTTCGTGCTCCAGAAGCGGTACAAGTGGAACGATAGGCCCGCCATGGATGATGAGATCCAGAGAGAGCAGCAGAAGGCTCAACTGTCGAAGACTAAGGCCGACACGGTCTACGTTGAGGCTCGCACCGTTAAGCTCAAGGAGGACGGTGAGGAGATCGTGCTCGACCGCTTGCGCGACATCCTTAATGAAGTGCGCGAGGAGATAAGGCCGAGTGTCAAGGAAGAGCAAGTCAACTGAGGAGGAGCTAAGGCGCTGCGCTTCAGACTTCCGGTACTTCTGTCGTCATCTCAAGATTGTCGACAAGAAGGCGAAGGTCATTACGTTCAAGCTGAACGCTGCCCAGGAGACGCTCATCTCCTCCATCGAGGACAACCCATGGGTGTTTGACCTCAAGGCACGTCAGATGGGTGGCACTACGGGCATCGCCGCGTATGCGTTCTGGCATGCGTGTTTCAGGCCTAACTTCCGTGTCGGAGTCATGGCCCAGAGCCGGGAGTCTGCCGAGCAAATCTTCGAGATTTACAAGCGCTTCTACGACAACCTCCCACAGTGGCTTCAGTTCCCTACCGACAAGTCCAACGTGCGTGAGATGTCCTTCTTCCACGGTGGGATGATTCGGGTCTTTACGGCCAACACGCAGAGCGCTCGTGGCACTACCTATAACTTCCTTCATTGTTCTGAGTTCGCCTTCTATTCGGATGTTGAGAACACTGTACGCGCTGTCTTCCAGACAGCCACGCCAGACGCCATTGTCGTCATGGAGACTACGGCCAACGGCCTCAACCATGCTCACCAGTTGTGGACTGACCAGAATGGCTACAGCAAGGTCTTCCTGCCATGGATGCTCTCAGAGGAGTACCAGTTAAAGCAGCGCCCAGATGCGTTTCGTGGTGAGATGACCAAGTGGCACGACTACGCCAAAGAGCACAAACTCACGAGGCACCAGTTGTGGTGGGCGTTCGATACCTACCGAACCAAGTGCGGAAACAACTGGCAGACGTTTCATCAGGAGTACCCAGCCACCGCTGAGGTGGCGTTCATCACGTCAGGTGAGCGGTACTTCGATGTCATCTATCCGCACGCTAAGGCGTCTACCGGGTATAGAGAGTATGCGAAGCCCCAGAAGTATCATGTATATGCGATGGGCGTGGACACTGCTTCGGGCTCACCGTCTGGGGACTTTTCTTCGTTCTGCGTTATGGACATTACAGACAAGGAGAAGCCCACGTGCGTCAGCACCTACTACGTCAGAGTCTCACCAAGCGAGTTCTCGGCGAGAGTCTTGGAGGAAGCGAAGAAGTGGGACGCGCTAGTAGTGGCGGAGTCAAACTCCTACGGACTAAGCATCATCGAGCACCTCATCGGAGAGGGTTACGCAAACCTCTACAGGCGTACCAAGTTCGATAAGATGGCGAAGCGGTGGAAGGAGGAGCTTGGCTTTGTGACCACCGTCGCTACTCGCCCCGTCATCCTGGCCAACCTGCACAAGGCGCTATCTGCCGGAAACTTGGTTGTTAACGACGACCGCATGAAGGCGGAGATGAACACCTTCGTTTACGCAAAGGGCGGCAAGCCACAGGCAGACAACGGAAAGCATGACGACATGGTGTTTGCCTGGGCCCTGGCGTTGGCTGGAGTGGGCCAGATAGACGCGGTCAGGCAGGAGAAACTATCGACTAGACCCACCAGTTTGCGCGAACTCTTGGCATACGAGCACGCAACGGGTAAGGTCTTCGAGGAGGAGTGGGTGGCTAGTGAGGAAGAATCATTAGACATTCTCTCCCAAAATGAACTCGCGCAAAAGCGCGTCAACCCCGCCAAGATTCCACGGCGTTAAAAGGAGCTAGAGATGGGTTTGCTAAGCGAAGAGAAGGCACAGGAACTGACTGAGAAGCTGGAGCTTGGATTCTCCGAGCAGAGTGAACCTACGTCCGTGACCGAGGACGTTAAGCCAGAAGTCGAGGCTGCACCCGCAGCCGAAGAGGCGG